TTTTACCGGATTGATATGCAGAAGGTATCCGGCCAACCCGCCAATTAATAAGTTAAAGGCCACCGCCATTAACACACCCAACAGGGTAATTTTATTTAAACTCTTTTTCATTTTATATATATAAGTCGGTTTTTTACTTAGTTAATTAGCGATTATATCCAGCCTTTTGCCTGTGCATTTACCCGGACAGCAGCAACAAGCTTGTTGAATTTTTCAGGTTCGGCAGTCTCCATTGTTGCCAGGGCTGTAGGATCCTTTTTAGCCCAATCCATGTAAGTCCATTTGGTGCGGTCTTCCGCGCCTTCCACAACTTCGGCAGCGCCAGTCTTTAAGTTGGGGTTGATGTTTACAATGGTGGTACCACCGGCAGCGCCAGGAGCAGGAGGAGCAGCCGGGGTAAGCTTAGCGATCATGGTGATCAGCATGGCCGGGCTTTTGATACCGACATTTACAAACGGTTCCTTTTCCTCATCCTTCAATAAACCGGCAGCAACCGCCTGGTTAACTATCGCCTCTGAGTTAACTTTGGCAATATTGGCAATGCTATCATCTTTTGCTTTGAGGATTTTCTCCACCTCATCATAGAACTTTTCATCACTGTCCTCTAAAGACAGCTTTACGCCGTTCATCGCCAATAGCACGACCAGGCTTGCTTTTAATTTATTCATGTCAAAATTTTGGGTTAGCTGATTATAAAATAAGTTGTAAACCTCTTCGGGCTTCTTACCGGCGAGGTTTTGAGATGTCAGGTTGATGGCTTTGGTTGCCAGTATGATCTTATCGGCCAGGTGGTATTTATTTACAGCGTCATCAGCGGTGATCCACAGATCAACATTGGTTTGCATCAATGCATCAATACCGGCATCATCCAGCCCGGCGCGTTCCTTTAAAATTGCCTTGATGCTATCCTCACAGCTTTCTACCTGATCGGCATAGGCCCGGATGGCATCTGCATCACCGGCGATTGCACCTTGCGCCCTGTGGATCATTAGCCTTGAGTTCGGATACATTACCCGCTCGTCACCAGCTTCAAACAATACGCCGCCCATACTGGCCGCTACGCCTTCGCAAATGGTGGTCACCCTCATGGCTGATGCCCGGATCATATCATACATGGCCAAACCTTCAAGTATTGACCCGCCTATGCAATTGATCCTGATGTTACAAGCGGAGTTGTAAGGCTCAAGCTGCCGGAAGGCTGCCTGAAAATCGGTATAGCTTACACAGTCATCATCCGGGAAAGGACTTAAGATTCCATAGACATATATCTCAGGAACACCGCCAGTTTGATTAGTAATTTTATACCACTCTTTTTTCATTTCGTCCAAAAGTGTGGCAGTTTTTTAACGCTGCAAAATGCCTATTTCCGTTATGGAACAGCCTGTTACCATGTAAGAATATAGAACCGTATTTAAGGAAAATGCATTATAAATAAATCATTTGCTGCCACACCTTTGGTGCAAATGGGAAAGGATAAACTATCAAATAAGGAAAAAAAAGAGATGGCCTATGATCTCTTTATGAACACTGATAAGTCTCAAAACGAGATTTGTGAGTTTCTAAAGATTGCGCCTAAAACACTTTCCGGGTGGAAGATCGACGGCATGTGGGAGGAGTTGAAAGGGGCGCAAACCATCACCGCAAAAAACATCGAGATCAATGTTTTAAAGAAGCTGCACGACATGTCCCTGGGCGATACGCTTAACGCCGATGCTATGGCAAAGCTGGCCCGTGTAATTGAGGTTATTTCCGAAAAAAAATACACCATCAGCCAAATGTTCAACGTATTTAAAGCCTTCACAAACTGGCTTTATCCAAAAGACCCGGACGCTGCAAAAATGCTTAACAGGTATCAACGGGAATTTATAGACGATCAAATTGTTAAATAATGGCACAAGTAGTTAATGCAAAAGCCTATAAGGAATGGCAGCAATATTGTGACCAGGTGCAACGGAGTACGTCTATAAAGCTGGTTGAAACAAAGGCCGACCAGGACAAGCGTAAGAAACGTGCGTTAAAGGACTACAACTTCTTTACCAATACCTATTTCAAGATTTACGCCGACTCTGATTGCGCTTACTTTCACATAGACGCTGCTGAAGCTATCCTGGCTGATCCTAATATTTTCTTTTGCGCTGAGTGGCCGCGTGAGCATGCCAAGACGGTTCACATGTGCCTGATAGTACAGATGTGGCTTTTTATACATGGTCAGCTTGACGGCCTGATATTAATGAGCCGTACCGAAGCAATGGCCGCAAACGCCCTGGGCGATATACAAGCGCATTTCCAGTATAACGAATTGTTTAAGCACGATTGGGGCGATCATTTCAACTATGGAGACTGGTCGACCGGCGATTTTACCACAAAGGGTGGTGTAAGGTTCTTAGCCCTGGGACGTGGCCAGGCACCGCAAGGCGCTCGTAAGGGCGAGAAAAGGCCTAACAGCGGCGTTTGTTCCGACTTAGACGATTATGAAATCGTAAATAATGAGAAGCGTTGCGACGATGTGGTTAAGGTTATCCTGGGGGCGCTCCTGAATGCCCTGGCATTAAAGGGAAGCCGGTTAATCGTTGAGAACAATCGCATCCACCCACGCGGGATCATGGCCAAGATTGTTGGCGACATTACCCCACAAACGCCAAAGCGGGAAGGCATAACGCACTCAAAAGTTTTCGCCACTGAAAGCCGGAAGGGTAAAAAGGCTTACATAAGCGAAGGCGGTACACCCGCATGGAAAGAGCGCTACACCAATGAAGTTTTGGAACGCCGGTTTAAGAAGTTAGGCCCGACCTTAACCGCTGCCGAATTCTATCATGAGCACAATATAGAAGGCAAAATCTTTAAGAACGCCATGATCAAGTTCAGGAAGATCCCGCCGCTTAAAAGGTACGTTGTGATCGTCGGTTATTTTGACCCAAGCTTTGAAAATAAGGCCACTTCCGACTTTAAGGCCTGGCGCGTATGGGGCGGCTATATTACACCTAACGGCACCTGGGAACGCCATTGCCTGAAATCTTTTGTAAGGCGTACCGAATTACTGAGCGCTTTCCAGGCGATGAGCCGATATGAAGACACGCTGCCTCCAGGCATAGCCGTAATATGGTATGTTGAACAGCAGTTTTTTAACCGGCCAATCCAGGACGCCCTTTTTATGCATAACCAAAACCGGCTTAAAGCAGGGTTGCGACAATTGGTAATTGCGGTTGATACCAGGGACAAGGAAAACAAATACACTCGCATGGTACGCATGGAACCGGCCTACACTAACAACGAGGTGATATTTTCAATTGATGAGTTTAACGATGCCGATATGATAGAAGGTAACAACCAACTGAAAGGCATCGAACCGGGCTATAGCGGCCCGGATGACAGCCCGGACGCGGACGAAGGTGCATGGTATTATTTAGATCAGCACATACCCGGACGTGACTTTGAGCCGGTTATAGGAAAGTTTGTAAACAATAAAGGATGGTAATATGACAATATTAGGAATGATGGCCAGCGCCGGGGGTCTTGTATGCTCAGGTGGCCTGTTAAAAGTTTTGGTAGACAGGTTTAGCATGACAAAGAATCAACAGTACACGGCATTGATAATGCTGGTAGAACAGCTGCAGAAAAATGTAAATGAGAATAACGACGAAATCGCCGAACTCAAAAGGGATGTCCGCGACTGGCGTGACAAATACTACAAAGAGTTTGAAGAGAAGAATAAGCTGTCGCTGGAACTTAACAAGCTTCGGTTAGAGTTGCAAAAGTTTAATAAAAACCATAACGAAAATTAACGATGCCTTTTTTAGTAGATGATGATTATGATGTACAGTCGCGGCAGGAATTACTACAGGTAATTGCCACCAGCACTTTAAGCAGGCAAAGCGCCGAACTGATGGCACAGGCCACAATAACCGAATCCATCAATAAGCGGTTTGATACCGCCGCCATATTTGCGGCCACCGGTGATGACAGGAGTATTATCGTGATCATGTATATGATTGACATAACGCTTTACCACCTGCATTCAAAAACAGCGCTACGGGCCATGCCGAAGGTTAGGGAAGAAAGATTTACAGCAGCAAAGGAATGGCTGAAGCTTGTGAGAAAGGGCGAGATAAACCCCGACCTGCCGGAACTGGCCGACCCGGACGAGAATGAAAACTACCTGGGAAGCGCCGGTTCGAACACCCAACGGTGGCAAGATTGGTAGACACCCGCTTAAGAACCGCTTAAATTACGATATAACCAAAATATTATAAAGACATGATAAAAGACTTCGGCCATTTCCTGAACCCGTTTAAAAGGGCTGAAACACCGGCACACAATATTAGTAACGCCCTGTACAATGAAATTAAAAAAGA